TAGGTATTCCCTGATCCTTCATAAAGGCTGTCAGTGGGTCTTTGTTGTCACCTCTTACAGTCCTGATGTAGTGCTTGGAATGTCTTGCGTGGATACCTGAGGCACTGTCAACAAGTTGACTGACGGTTCCTGAAGGTTTGACGCAGGTAATAGCAGTGGAAGGATTAATCCCAAGAGTATTAGCCAAACTATTATTTGTGTTAACTGCAACCTGTCTAAGATTTTCGAGATTCTTCGATAGTCCATTTTTCTTACTCGTTAGTAAAGGGTTGTCCATTATGCCTGTTAGAGATACACCTAGCAGACGTTCTTCTTCTGTGTTGTCCTTCCATATCTTACGAAGGTATGGGAACTTAGTGTAGGTAGACTGTATAGTTCCTAGTGTAGTAGCTATCCTTACCTTACGTCCTAGATCAGCGAAGTTGTCGTTAGACCTGACAACAACCTCTGTCAAGTTACAGAACTGGTATGGCCTAAGTATAATCTCTGAGCAAGGGTTAGTACCGAACTGCCAATCAGGATCACGTCTACCATACTTAGCTGCTTGTTCCTTGCTTGCTTCTCTATTGAAGATACCTCTCTCACCACTACCTGATTCGACTAGAGCCATCCACTCACGCATGAACGACAGACTATCAGGCTTCTCTGTGTAGGCTACAGAGTTGTTAGCTAAAGCACGTTGAGGATCGTTAGTCCACCAATCACCTGACTTAGCGTGGCGCATCCTATCATCTGACAGGTTAGACAGACTAATCATAGCTGACCTACGGACACCACCAACTACTACAACCTCACCAATCTTACACATAAGATCGTGACACTCTATTGATGATAGCTTACGTCCTTGTGCGTCCTTGAATATCTTTATTGAAAAGTTAAACAAGTCAACCAAAGGAGCAGGACCACTAGCTCTACCACCAAATGTCTTTAGTCTAGAACCTGCAGGTCTTACCTTTGACACATCCCACTTAGGTATCTCTCCTGCCCACAACAGTGCTAGTATCTGTCTGAAAGCCTTAGCCCAACCCTCTTTACTGTCCTTGACAACAACTGTGGTGTCGCTCTCGTAAAGCTCAGGCACGTCAGGTAGCTGCTGCACAAACTGACGCTCTACGCTAAAGCCTACACCAGTACCACATAACAGTATGAACATAGCCTCATCGAAAGACTTAGGGTCATCGACAGGTAAGTAACTACAGTTGTAGCCTGATGTGTTGTCTCTCTCCAACGCCTTACCTGCTGTCATCATAGCTCTCATGCTAGGCATAACCTCTAGGTTAAGGATTGATTCCTCTATCTGATCCACAAAACTATCTCTACCCATGACAGGTACGACTACATTCTCCATGTATCTTTCAACAGTCTCAGCCCAAGTCTCTCTGCGTTGTTCTTTCTCTAACCAACGTGCATACCTTGAAGTGTGTATGAACGCTTGGTAATCGGTTGGTAAGTAGTTATTCATCTAATCCTCCGTTGTTCCAAGGGTAGCATGGAACGATGCTTTGTTTACAATACTTTTTGTTGTCCACCAGTAAAACTGGTAATATTATTATTACGAAGACACAGAATAATAAAGGCCATATCAGACCCTTAGTGGTGCAGTAGTTCATTTGTAATCCCTCGTAAAAACCCATATAGCTCCTGCTATTACACAGAATAATATAATCATAGCTGTGTAAATGTCTGTCATCTCTTGTCTCCGTTGCCTCGTAGCGTTCCTCGCTTTTGTCTGCCATGTAACTTCTCTAGGTTACTATAAGCTACGTTCTCCATGTCAACATTTAAGTCTCTACACAGAGCAGCTATATACCAGAGACAATCTCCTATCTCGTCAGCTATAGCCTCACGATCAAGCTTACCATCTCTCATAATCTTCTTGACTTTGTTTGCTACCTCTCCTGCCTCAGCAGCTAAACCCAACGCAGGGTAAATGATTGCGTGTTTCTTATCATAGATAGCTGTCGTTGCAGCTTGCTGTTGATACTTATCCATGTCAAGAGGGTCTTGATTGTAGTATTGAAACGCATTTATATCGTCTAGAGTTATCACTGTTCTAGTTCCTTCCACTCTCTAATTTCTACATCCAAATAAAAATAATCATTCATGTTGATAGTACCATCGTCTACCAACTTACGTATGATTGCTTCATCATCTAAATCATTTTGTTCCATCAACAACTGTAGTCCGTAGTTATTGACAAGAGCTTCTATCTTACTATCGTGGTCAAACATTGTCAAGCCTTAATGTATCCAAAGTGAAGTTTCTTTTTCATGGAGTATGGGTGTAGTTGATTGCTTAAGTTTATTCATAAAACTGTAAGCAGCATTGAAGTCTTTAAACTCTAACTCTTCATCAAAGACTAGACCCTTCTCTTCAATCATACATAATAGTATCCACTTATCTCCTTGGTCTATTGGACCATCAAGATATTGATGTACTTTAACTTGCATCCTTCTCACCTTTAAACCTATGTTTAAAAAACACTATCACGTTTATGAAAGTATTTAATGTTATCATTAGTATTAGCCAATATTGCCACCATCCTAGAGTACCTTGTTCAAGCATATCTTCTTCTTTTTCTCTTTTATCCAGTCATGTGGTATTACTTCTTTAGCAAATAAGAAGCCGTAGTAATCACACCAGTCTGCATAGGTACTCTTCGCACCTTTGTTCAGTCTCTGGTAAGGATTACTAAAGACAAACCTTATGTCAAGCTCAGGGTGTAGCTCTTGTATCCACTTGTGTTTGTTCCTGTCAGGTAGAGTAAACCTACCCTTAGTCTCAACTATGATACCGTTGGGTAGGATAAAGTCAGGAGTATACTTCCTTACTCTCATATCACGCCACTGTACCTTTAGTGTCTCGTACTCAAACTTGACACGTTTCTTTGTAAGGTACTTAGCGTTACGCTCTTCTAGTCCTGATCTGAATCTGTGAACTTGGGTGGTTGCCATATCTGTTCTTCTTCTCTTCGTAGCCACAATAGCTTACCGTTCTCTATAACTCTTTCTTCATCACCACCGTAGGCTCTGACACACTCTTGATACAAGTCTTGTTCTGTCTTACAGTCAGCTAGTATCTTGTCAGCTTTCTTAGGACCAACGCCATAGATACCTTGTATGTTATCTGCTGAATCACCTGTCAGTATCTGCTTGTAAAAGAACTTTAGTCCACCAAACTCTTCGACTGTCTGCCAAGTACGTCTGTGTGGGTTGTAGTGTGTGCATGGTAGCTGTAACATGTCCTTGTCTATTGACACGACAATACTCTCAGGGTTAGACCAGATACCTATAAGGTCATCAGCCTCTTCATCCTTGGACACAATAGCTTTCCAATTATCAATCAAGTGTTGTCTAATATCACCAAGGTGTACAGGTTTCTCTTGCTTCCTGTTGCCTTTGTATTCTCTAGTGACAGCAATCTTCTTTCTGAAGTTGCCTTTACCTGTCAGGAATATCTGATACTTGTCATCAGTTACTTCCCACAGTACCGCCTCAAGTGCAGTCTCTATTAGCTCATCAATCTTTTCTACTGCTGCTTGTGTCTCTTCATCTGCACAGGAGAAAGCTGCACGATAAGCAAACGGATCACCGTCAACCAGTATTTGCAAGTTGTCGTTCTTTTGCACGTTGCCGTTCCTTCTCTGTCATTGGCCTAAGTATCTCGTCACTATAGTCCACTATGATTCCTGTGTTCCACTTACTACGTTCTTTCTCTGCTGCTTCGTAATTATCAAACAACTTTGGTTTGTATGATTCGTTTGTATTACAAGGCCATGACTCAGGCACGTAGTTGTAATCCTCATCAGTATCAAACATAATCATTACTGCGTATTTCATATCTAACCTCAGGGAAAAAGGACAGGGCCGAAGCCCTGCCAGTTACAACGAAAGGAGTACATGGGTTGTTACCAACGATCCTCTGCAGCCATCTCTTCAAATGGTACGTGTTCGAGGATGCCAACTTTCTCTAACCTTACTGAGGCGGTAGCTCCCTCACCGTAGATAGAGATTTTAACCTTAGCCTTAGTGCCGTTACCAAGAGCACCGTCTTCAATATAATCCCAAGGTTTATTGGTAGTGCCGTGAGTAACGGATGGCGCACCACCAAAGTCTTCAATACCAGAAGGGTGTTTGTTAGGACGTTTGAGTTTCATACCTGCACGATTATCTGCTGCAGAGATTGGCTTGATCATACGGTTGCCCATTGATTCCTCAGGGAAACCCATCTCAACAATCTTCTGTAGCTCATCATCATCCTTAGGTACGAACACAGTATTGAACTGTCCTTCTGTACGCTCATGGTATTCTGAGTCATCTATGTTGTCCTCGAAGATACGTGCGTAATACAAGTCACCTTCGAATACACCATACTTAGTTTTCTTTTTAGCTGTCATTTACAAGCTCCTCTTTACTGATTCGTTTCATCAACATACACTCAAATCCTTTTAATGTCAAGCAAAAAATGATAGGGAATAGTGCAAAAATCCAAGTCAATGAGTATCCTTCCAATTATATCCTATGTCAGTTGACCCTGCGAGTGGGCAAATCATACCAAACTTTTCACCAGTGTCAACAATAGATTGCCTTTGTATCTTACCTAGTAGTTCAGCATCTTTCATCTGCCCACGCACTTCTGTTTGCCACTCATCGTGAGGCCACGTAACAAGCTTGAACTCAATGAACTGTCGCCTAGCTTTGTGTACCCAATCAAGTGCTGCGTGTTTCATTATGGTTGACTCACCATTCTGAAGCATACCTGCTAGTGTCTTGTGTTCTGAAGGTACTATAACCCTACGCCCATCAAGACCTTTGAACCACCCACGTTTAGCTATGTGTGGTATAATCTTTTTCTTTAAGTCGGCAAGCCCTTGAATTGATTGCATAAAGTTCTCAACTGCTTGCTTCGCTTCTTTCTGATTGACCTTGAGTATCTGTGCTACCTTAGCATTACCTGCTCCTAGTAGGAACGCATAGATAAAAGTCTTAGCCATATCTCTTGTTATGTGTGACATACCTAGAGCCTTACGGTTGAGGTTGTGTATGTCTGTCTCATCTTCTCTCTTCCCTGACACGATAGCGTGTACGTATTCCTCTGACTTCATCAGGTGTGCAAGTACACGTAACTGGATACCTTCAGCGTCTGTACCTACCAAGTAACAGCCTTTGGGTACACACCACAACTCACGTAGTTGACCATCGTATCTATCCTTAACCTTCTCCACTGCAGTGACAGCATCACCATGAAACTGTGCAGGGATGTTAGCTTGGTTAGGATTTCTGTGTGCCATCCTACCTGTCCATGCACCAACGTGAGTAAAGCTACCGTGAATACGTGAATCGTCACCACAGTGTCCTAGCCACTCCACTAGTGAGGATCGTCTACCCTCAAGTGTCAACCACTCCGCTAGACGTTTGCCTCCTGCAGGTGCTGTCTCAGGCAGTGTGTTAAGGTTTGCCTCAGATAAAGTCCATCCGAACTTAGCAAACTTCTGTCCTCGTTCATCCATTTTCTTCCTCATGTTTCTTTAAGTAACTAAGTGCTCTGGTTAAACCTTGAACGTCATCCCCTAGCATACCTAGGCCTATGTTACAGCTTTTACAAAGCCAACCTCTAAATGTTTCAGTTTTTCTACAGTGATCTAAGTGAACGTTTCTTGTAGATAACTCTTCTAAACTCCTACCACAACAGTCACAATTAGTGGACTTAGGTGGTGTAGTTGGTAGCTTCTTAATACTAGCGACAACTCTGTGATCTTTTTTGTCGCACTCTCTGCAAAAGTTTTTTAGGTGTGACCTCTTACCGTTATGTGAGTTTCTTGAAAAAAATTCTTCTGTTGCAGGTAAATCTTTTTTACAACGATAACAAATTTTTGTTTCAGCGAAAAGATCTGGTTGATTGTCTTTCATAATCAATATGTCCTTTTGTTTTCTCAAAGGGTTTCCATCCTGCATCCCACAGTCTTTCTATCCGCATCTTAGGTGAG